TTCACTGTCCATTGTGCTTACAAATCAAGCCTCAATGGATACAGTAAGCAACTCTTTGATCCATTTTGTCGGTCTCAAAAGTTTCCTTATACGGTTCCCGGGACATCTCATGAAATTCATACAACTCTAGCACAGTTGAATTTCATCAAATGGTGTATTAAGAATAATATTATAGACTACATCTGTAATAATAAGACCTCACTGTTTAATAAGCAAGTGACATAAACCCCCGGTCAAATATATAAGTTTGATAACCCGTGTAATACATGTTCAATGAATATGTATTACTAACAATGTTTACAAGTGAAGTTTCTGAAGTGTCTAATTTCACTTCTATAGATGTCTTATCAGATTTTATTTGACTAAAATCCAAGTTCCCCGATGGCTCCACATTAATCGGATTCATCGAGAAACTATATGTATAAATATTTCTTATAGGTCTTGCTAATCTATTTCTATACGGGATGAGATATTTATAATAGTTGTGATTTGTTTTAGAAACATTAGGTAATCTATTTCCATTAATATAAAAACTAGTTTCATCCATTATGGGGTTAAAAAATGTTTGTACTTCATCAAAGTTTACATTAGATGAAAAATTGAACCTATTTTGATAAGATCTCCTTTCCTGTAAAGCTTGACCACCGGTTGGTTCATCTTCATTTTCAAAGGCTGTATTCCTCAAGAACCAATGAATACATTTTACAGGGATATTTGGTACGAGATTATTTCGAATCAGATCGTCGTTTGGTGTACTTATAATACTAGGGTGTTTACGAACAATATCAGTTGTAAATGTTTGACGTTTACTCGCCAAATATTGACGTTCTTCAGGGGTCACCGTGATTTCTTCTGTGATCAGTTTAAACTCTGGGAGTGAAATTGTATCTGACGTATCAGTAAAAAAAGTTTTTTGGTGAAACTCCAACTCGAATTCTATTTTTTGACGGTGTACAGCACATACTGGAAAGTATGGACGATTTGGTTTATTTGAAGAATATTCATCACTTGCGTATTTCCTAGAAAAGAAGAAGTGTAAAGGAATCATGAGATCAGCAGAATATTGTGAAAGCTCATTAAATTTCGGTCCGTCGTCGTATCCATCTGTGGCGTGTCCAGTTGCCAAAGTGGAGTCGTCATAACCTATGTTTCTATTTATAAGAAATCTATTAGCTACTTTTTCAGATATTTCTAAATAAAGTTCATCGTAAAGAATACCCCAATCATCATGAATTGTTTCAACTTCTAGTTCATCTACGAACATAGTGACACTTTTTAGAATATGTCTCCCCAATTGGTCTGCATAATTAGTACCATTTGGTGCTGTGAGACGTGGCATTGTAACACTAAGCCACATGTTACTCAAAAGATCACCCATATTTTGTGGATTGAATTGCACTTTAATAGTTTGACCAAATGGCCAACCTGAAATAGCACCAGGATTAACAACATTACGACTTCTATGATATTTTCGAAAGTCTGAGTGTATCTTATCATTCTTATAATTAAAGAACGAGTCTTCTGGGTCTTTGGAAAGAAGGTGTGTATCCTGCTTTCCAATAGCTTTGAGAGAAATCTTTGCAGCTTCACCCATACTTATCTATTGTTTATATATTTTTAATATCATTCTTCCACATGTCCATAGCTGTAGTAGACTTCATAATCTCGAGATCCCTTTTCGCCTGTTCAGATTCTTTGAGAAGTTCACGAACACTCTCATCCGTATACTGAACGGTTCTAATATTCAAAAGGTAGTCATATGTTCCACCGATTTGTGGGAAGAGTCCAGAAAGTTGGTTTTCGAGTTCTTGCTTTTTACGGCGAAATACAATGATATCACCATTGATGACCATGGATACAAATCGAGACTTGTAATCACACATCTGTGCCTTTGCCTCCAGAACTTTGATGAGATGTTCTTTCCGCTTCTTGTAATACTCGTAGCGAAGCTCAATAAAATCTTTTAGAATTAGTTCTGGACTTTGGTATTTATGAATACCCTTTGTTGGATGAAAGAGGTGCATATTGCTTGTACGGAGTGTCTTTTGAAGCTTGAGATCCTTAACGGCATCTTTACCATTGTAATCTTGGATGAGAAAATCCACATTCTCAGTTGTACTGTTATTTGTGAAACCACTAATGATTTTCTTTTCAATTAGGGTATCGAGGTGTTCTTTGTAATCTTGGGTCCAACGTCCCGGGGGGAGTTCGGTGACCTTAACCGTCCTCCCAATACTACTCCATACACCTTGGGTCACCCATGAATCGTCATCCTGTTCCATGATTTTACCCTTGAAACCCCTGAACCAGGGTTTCATTTTTTGAATACTTTTACCATTTAATACATTTGTAATGTTATCACGAATATCCTTGGGATTGAATGGAGGCACGTAGCAACTGAAACCAGTACCAATACCCTCACTTCCATTGACCAAAATCATAGGTAGAGTAGGCATGTAGAAATCGGGTTCAATAGACCGTCCATCGTCATCCAAATAATTAAGAATCGCATCATCCTTGGGATCGAAAAGCTTACGAGCCTCGGATGTCAATCGTGTGAAAATGTACCTTGTCTGAGAAGCATCCTTACCACCCATAAGTCGTGTTCCAAATTGACCACATGGCTCTAGGAGATTGATATTGTTGGAGCCCATGTAATCATTCGCCAATTTCACAATTGTATCAGCGAGAGATACTTCACCGTGGTGATAGGCACTCTTCTCAGCTACAAAGGCGGCCAATTGTGCCACCTTCATCTCAGCAGTCAAATTCTTTTGAAAACATGAATACATAACCTTTCGTTGGGACGGTTTGAGACCATCACAAACGTGTGCGATTGAACGCTTGAGGTCTGCAAGACTGAAGTTTACCAGGTCCTTGTGAACAAAGTCGGTAATGTTCAACTGTTTCACATTACCATAAGGAACCTCTAGCTCCTTGGGGTCTTTTGCTGTGCTTTCAAGAAGCCAAATCTTTCGATCATCAGCCTTTTTCTTGTCAAAAGCCAAAGTAATAGATTTATCAGACATCACATCTGTATCAAATTTGACTGTGAGATCTTCGATTTGCTTGAAATACTCACGCGCCTCCTTCGAAGTGGAGGTACCCAAACCCTTGTAATACTTGATGCGCCAACCGGGCTGTCCATTTCCATACCAGGTCCTGAATTTAGAATCCGTATAGAATGACTTGGTTTGGTTACCCCTAGTAGCCTTGATAATCGGGGTGACCATCGATACGACGAATCCCAACTTGAGGAGACTGGGCCAAAAGTAGTCAATCATGTTGAGAATTAGACCCTTGATGTGCGAACCGTCATTATCTGCGTCAGTCATGATCATTAGTCTCCCATAGCGAAGCTCGGATACATCTTTGTAGTCCTTTCCCTGTTGGAGACCCAAGATCTTCTTGAGGTCATTGAACTCTTGGTTCCCTGTAAGTTGTGCCACAGAGGCATCTCGGACATTTTTGCACTTACCGCGGAGGGGAAAGACACCGTAGTGGTCTCGACCCACCACAGATAGACCGGCGACCGCTAGGGTCTTAGCTGAATCACCCTCTGTGACGATAAGGGTACACTTTTTCGATTGAGCCGTGCCAGCTTTGTTTGCATCATCCAATTTAGGGATGCCAGTAATCTTAGACTTTCGTGCTCCACCATCAGTCTTGGCAAGCTCCTTCATCTCTTTGAACTTTGAGAGAGCTGTAAGCTCATCCGAAATACCCGTTTTTAGGACGTTTTTAACAAAGGTTTTAGGAATCTCAAATTTAGATCCAAAATCTTGAACTTTTAGGGTACATTCAGATTTGACTTGACTCGAGAATGAAGGATTCTCAAGAGTGGCCTTTACAAAGATATTGAAGGTGTTCTTCACTTGTTGGGGCTTGAGTTTGATCTTCTTTGCCATCTCGTCAATAATACCCGATGCAACTAGGGATGCCACGTGATCTACATGGGTACCACCCTTGGTTGTACAGATACCATTGACGAAGGATACCTGCTCTAGACCATTCTCTGAAGGCCCGATACATACAGACCAACGGTCTCCAGTAACTGATGTGACATTCTCAACACCTTCATGCATCTTGGCATAGGTATCGAGGTTCTGTTTGGGTAGAACATCCCCATTGAACTTGACCTTACAATTTGGGGTTGTGCAAATATTTGCATCCCAAACTCTCTTTTGGAAAATCTTATAGATGGCATTTTCCATCTTAGAAAGTCCAAATCTTCGCCAATCGGGGACAAAGGTCACAGAAACAGATGACGTGGCACCCGAATGTTTTTTAATTTTTGGTGGTTCACAGACGGTCATATTTTTAGACCATTTCTGTGTATAGGTCTGTTTATTTTCATGGTCCTTGATCACGATAGAAAAATCTGATGAGTAGATATTCGTTAATTTGGCTCCATAACCATTACGTCCCCCGACCACACGCTTTTTGGAGTCGTCATAGTTGGTACTCGTGAGGAGATGTCCAAATGTAAGTTCTGGGTTCCATAGACCCTCCTTTTCGTGCATAC